GCATCTACAAACTTGCGTGAATAACCTTTGTTGTTCATAGTGTTAGAAGGGGGACAAGCCCCCAGCCCCTTACTCAGCCCAATCGTCCAAGATTTCGCTCACATCTTTCGGTGCGGCTTTCTTGGCGCGTTTGGTTGGTTCGGCTTCTTCAGCATCTACCTTGGGTTGCGCTTCGGGTGTTGCTACTGCCTTTGGTTTTGCCCCGTCTAGTAGTGCGGGGTTTGAAGCGATAGCGTTCTTGGCGTCAGCAGACTGACCCTTCTCTTGGGCAGTTGCCATCTCGGTTTCTTCCAAGGGGCGAACTGCTTTGAAGGTCAACTTAGGTGTAGCACTCTGTGTATCAAAGCGCATTTCGGTTACAACGGCAGTAATTGGCAAGCCATGACTTCCCAAGAACTTAGCGTATGCTTGCAGAGGCATCTTGCCACCTTCCACATCACCAAAGATAGACTGCGCTGGCAATGTCAACTGATATACATTACCTTGTAGGTCGTTCTCTAGCGTAACTGCCAGTCGTTGGCTGTAACGGCAAGCACGGCTCTTGCCCTGTCCCGAACCAGCGATGTTGTTAGGACATGTGGCGCACTTGTCCGACTGTGGCTCACCGACTTTGGAGTCAGGTGAAATGCCGTCATTCGACCAGCATGTTGGGGCAATGTTCTTGCCCTCTTCATAAGTTTCTGCATAGTAACTACGTGATACGTGTTGATTAGCCGCTACAACAATGATGTTCATTGCACGGTCTTCGTTTTGTGCAATCTCTTTAACATCGACAATCATGCGAAACACGTTGCCACGGATAGAGATGCGCTTGCCTCCTCCACTACCAGCACCACCCATAAGGGCGCGTGTGGTCTCGTCTAATTGTAAGTTACGCAAGTGTGCGGGTAATGTGTTACCGCTTTTAAACAATGTCATTTCACTCATCTTCTGCTCCTATAGTGGTTGGTTGGGTTTGGGTATTAGTCATGGTATCTAGGTCTGTGCGTTTAACACGTACTTTGTTACCAATCTTGAAATGGGGAATCTTCCCCGAACGAATCATGGTGTAAACCGTTTGTCGAGAAACCCGCAAATACTTTGCGACTTCTTCTACGGTTAAGTTATCAGGTTGCACTTTTACTCCTCCTTATGGTTACGGCATACCTACTATCGACATTCATACCTTTCGGCATCAAGTCGGGGTTCTCCTCTAGCAACTGCTTCATCGTAGTTTGACTAACCCGCTTCTCCAATAGTTCGGGCATCTTGTGTTCTAAGATGAAGTCATGCATTGCTTGCCAGTCACTTGTCCAGTAACGGGTCTTAACGGTACGCATTACCATACCGTGCTTGCTTCCTAACGTATCGGCACCGATGTTTTTGCAGAGGTCAAGTAACTTAACCTCTACTGCTTCCATCTGTGTTTTTACGTTCAAGTCTTCTTCTTCGTACTCGCGTAGAAGTTCAGATCGTTTGTCGCGCATTTTTATATAGGCGGCAACTAACCTATCTACTGATACTTCGTCAGTCATTCCTCTCTCCTTCTCGTTATGTCTATATGATAGCAACAAAATTTACAATGTCAAGAGTTATCAACTCAGTAGTTCCCCGTATAAGTCGATAATTTTTTGGTGTATATCTACCTTGTTGTGCAACATGGTGTACATACGTTTCTCAACACCGCTCCCTTGTAGATGCACAACGGTGGTGGGGTTCTTCTGCCCCGCTCTGTGTACCCGTGCATTACATTGCAGATATGTCTCTACGGACATTACTGGACTCCAATAAATAATTGTGTTTGCCGCGTGTAGCGTGACACCGTGTGATGCCGCTTGAGGCTGGATGACAAGCACTTGTGGTGTGTCTGTGCCTTGGAATCTCTCAAATATTTCTGACCGTTTACCAGCCGCTACTCCACCATGAATAACAGCAGTCGCATACCCGTGCTTGCGTAGGTCTTCAGCCACTATCTCTATGGCATGGCGGTATGGGACAAACACTAATACCTTGTGACTCGACTCCTCTATCACCTCGCGCATGACTGCCAACCGATTGCTTGCGTCAAACTGCACAACCTCGCCTGTGTCTGAATACACCGCACCACTAGATAGTTGTAGTAGTTTGTTCAAGTTAGCGGCGGCGTTTACTGTGGTTATCTCCTCACCAGCCGCTTGTACGATAAGTTGCCTACGTAGCAGTTCATAGTATTTTTCTTGCTGTGCAGTAAGTGGTACGTTGCGTGTCACATAGGACATTTCTGGTAAGTCCAAACACTGCTCTTTAGTAAAACGTATTGCAGGTTGCAACGCCTTATGCACAACCTCGTTGGCTTCGGGTTTCGGCACCCACTTAAACATGGTTACCTTGTTCATTACCCTGTCTCTAAACCCGCCATAGAACTTTGGCACATTGTTAGGGTTCACTAACTTGGCTATGCCGTAAGCATCTACTGGTGACTGTGAGGCAGGTGTTCCTGTCAACATCCACAACCATGTGTTTGGTTGGAGTAATTTACTCAGGATTTTCCATCGCTTGGTGGTAGGATTTTTGTATGCGTTGGCTTCATCAATAACGATCAAATCGAATCCAGCGTTGGCTACTGTGTCAGCCACAATCTCCACGCCATCGTAGTTAATAACAACGAACTCTGCTTCCCCGTTAATTATGTCTTTACGCTTCTCAGGTTTGCCGTATGCAACATCTACTGTGCGGTGCATAGCAAACTTAAACAAGTCATTGCGCCATGCCGAGTCCATGATGGATAGGGGGCAGATAACAAGCACTCGTTTGATAAAGCCAAGCGACATGAGATAGTCAGCCGCCCATATAACACTAGCGGTCTTGCCTGTTCCCTGTTCATTGAAACAAAATGCACGGCGGTGCATGGTTAGGAATGACGATGTAACTTTTTGATGGTCGAACGGTTTAAACAACCCCGGCCAACTATATGTAGCGTTAATTGGTGATGGTGCGTTAATGTTTAAATTCTTGAGGACAATAGATTCTTCTAGCCCCCAGTTAACCAAGACGCTGGCGGTGTTGCCATCATCTTCTAATATCTTGCTCTTCGGTATTACATTTGTAATCCGTTTTGGGTCACGTACTTTAAGCAGTAACGCCTTGTTTTGAATAATCTCCATTGCTTCTCCGATAGTTGTGCTCTCCAAACATGATGTGTGGAGGAAGTTCCCCGTCTTTCCGAGGTGTCAGTTAGTTCCCGATGAAAGGGTAATCGTGCTAACTGGTGCGGTTATCTCATGAAGAGGTAATCTTGAAACCCCCGCGCTACTTATCACTCACACCTTACTTTGGTAGCGTCTTTGCAAACTTTATTTCATTGACTTATCAGAATTTCTTTTGAACGAACGATTCTTTGATGGTGACTGTAGCGTGTAGCCTTCTTTGTTTGACCCGCCTTTGCTTAACGCAACCTTGTGGGCAACATCTTTACCCGCACGGGCTACGCCTTTCTTATCCAGCGCACGTCTAGCACGTTGACGTTCCATCCTTGCTTCGTGTGCGCCATCACGTTTCTTTTCCATCTCCCATTCGTGTTTAGCATCACGATCTGCTTTGTTCTTGTATGCCATTACTCGTTCCTTCCGTTGTGTGGACATATCAGCACGGGACACCATGCTCTGCAAGTGAAGTTTTTCTTTGGGTTGAAGATGCCCGTCTCATATGCTGTTTCACGTGAAACGATTGTGTCTTCCAACTTATCAAAGATATCGAACCCATTACCCTCTTCGTAATCCGCTTTGATAAAGTCTCTGCAAACCACAAACAATAAGCCTGATTTAACTGTCTTAACTTGGGGGAAGTGTAAGAAAACACAAGCCGCCATCAACGCTAATTGTTTGGTATCTGCATATCGACTGCTCTTACCAGTCTTGTAATCAACTACCCTTGCTTCACCCTTCTCGTCATCAACTATCAACAAGTCAACGATACCTCTGTACCAAACATCCTTGTCTCTGAATCCGCAAGGTTCTAGTCTGTCATCAACTCGTTTGATACCCATCTCAAGTTCACAAAACTTTTGACCCTTGATGTTGTTGAGGGTTGTGAGAAAGGGTTGCATGTACGCATACTTCTTGGGTATGGGTTTGCCATCGCGGATGTATTCTTCTGCGGCAAGATGCACATCTGTGCCGTACATCATTGCTTCGCTTGGCGGTTCGGAAATGTCTTTAGCCACCCGCAAGTGGAAATACTTCTTGGGGCATTGGTCAAACATAGAAATGCCTGAGTAACTCCAAGCGGGTGCTTTATTAACAATCTCCATAACTCTCCCCATAACCAGCCTCACAGTTCAGAGGAATGCCTTGCGCCCAATCAGGCACATACCGCATACAGTCCATCACAAACGCCATCGCTTCTTCGGCTTCTTCTTTGGGCGCAACACATGCAACAGCATCGTGTACGGTGAGTACAACACGGTATCGTTTAGCAATCCTCAACATTTGTTCACCAATGATGCAACGGGCTAGACCTTGACAGATGTTCTCTGTCAACTTCCCACCATAGAGTTTCGTTACACCCTTGCGTGAGTCATAAATATACTGCTCTTTTCCAGTTTTGTCTTTGACTTTGCGTAAATTTGGATACCTTTGGTATAAGCCATTTGGCATGAGAACGCCATCTGCCCCTACCACTACCGACCCGTTGCCCCACTTAGACGTACGCTTCTTGCTCATAGCCTCAATCGCGCTATTACCCGCCCTCCATAGTTCCTTTATATGGGGATAGGTTTCCCGATAAATATTTATGATGTTGGCAGATTCTTCCTCCGATACCTCGGCACCAAACGATTTGAGTTGCGCCCTAAATTTTGCATGTCCCATCCCATAACCCGCGCCAAGAATCGTTGTCTTGCCAACAAACCTCTCTGACTTGCTAATCTCCGATGCATCCTTCTGATAGATAGCAGATGCCATGATCTTGTATACATCCTCGCCATTCGCAAATGCTTCCACTAAATCGTTCTGTCCAGCCAACCATGCGAGTACCCGTGCCTCAATCTGAGATGAGTCGCAGTCGATGATGACGTGACCTTTGGGGGCAAGGATAGCCTTCTTCAACTTGTTTGCATTGTCACCACGTGATGGTAGGTTTTGGAAGTTGAGTTTGTCAGAGCCGCCCCATCTCCCCGTGTGAGCCGCATAGTATGAGAGCGGTACGGGTATTAGTCCACGCTTGGCAATCTCAACCAATCGCTGTGTTCTTGTTTCCTCTAGTGTGGTCTTGTTACCTAGACGTGCCGCTACAAGTGCTTGTACCTTGATATCAGGATGGTCAGCCAACGCCTTGAACTCTTCATCGTTCTTAGCCAACGCCAAAGTTTCTTTGCCAGTTGTCAGGCTAATCTTGGTAGGCGGTTCAACACCCAAGTCACGTAGCAGTTCGGCAAACTTTAGGTTAGACATTAAGTCATCTACGTTCGCCTGAGCCGCGTTGAGTAAATTAGCCTTGTGTAAACGTACTTCAGCGAGATGGTCTAAAAGTTGATCCGCAGCGAGCCTTAGTACAGGCTCTGTAAACATCCTGATAGTTATATCAATCAGTTTAAGTTCAATCCTTTTGAAGTTAGGCAACAAGTGCATGAACAAGTCAGCCGTTAACTCCACATCATTGATGCAGTACTCACCATACTTATCTAACTGCGCTTGGCTAAAGTCCTCCCGCTTGAGGTTGATAGCATTCGTAACCTCTACGCCTTTCACACCTAACCCATAGTGAGTAGCCAGTTTCGCTAGGCTATTACCTACCTCTGTGCCATGTAATGCGCGAGCCATACTCAGCGTGTCTGCTATGGCAAAAGGTTTTATACCGAAATGCCAGTTAAGAATAGACATGTCAAACATTGCATTGTGTGCAAGCGTCATGCTAGTTGACCAAGGAAACTGCTCAAGCCATGCCTGAGTTTCTTCCCTAGAACCTGAGAACCACTCGGTAGGGGCATCACCGTTCTTCACGGCAACGCCAACTACCTCAAAGCGTGGGTCACGTACATACTCTTCAGTCGTTTGGGTTTTGAATCCTAAGTCCTTGTCGGTGTAGTACGTCTCAAAGTCTATCGTGATGAGGTTCATTAGAAGTTCAACCCAAAGAATGCTGACACGTGTGTCTCAAAGTCTTTCTTCTTGAACGCACCCATCTCACCACTAGGCATATAACAGATGTATATCTCGTCACCATCAACGCCCCACAAAGCGTACTCTCCAACATGAATAAGTCCGTGTTGGTTTCGTAGTTTTTGTTCATCTTCGGCAAAGTTTTTTATGTTGCCACGAAACTGCCCATCGTCATGAACATCACCAAACATTTGTATGGTGGTTGGATACACCAGCGTTACTGCGCCTTCTAGTTGTTCTTTCATCTTCATATTAACCTCCGAATATTTTCTTGAGTTCATCATACAACTCACGTGCCTTACCTATTGGCAATGAGTTAACAAACCCGTGCGTATCTGTGTACGTCTTGACCTGTGCGTTTGATGTTGGCAACGCTTCGCTTATGCCTTGTTCTTTATTCTTAAGTTTCTCTTCTGCCTTACGCTTCTTCGCTTCACGGGCATGGGCGGCTCTCTCAACCAGTGACATCTTGCGTTCGCGCTTTGCGTTCAAGATTTTTTTACGTTCTTCCATTGGGACTATTGTGTATGCAAAAATGTTCTTATTTAAATTACGGTCATACACTTCCTCACGGGTAACCAAGTTACGTTTTGTAAATTGATTAAGCATGGTGGACACATATCCCAACGGTATTTCGGGGTGGTTGGTTTTTAGGTAAGCATCTATACGTGCCTTTTGCACGGTGGGGTTAGCCTCAATGAACCTAAGTATCTTTGCGGTTGACGTTAAATCGTTTACGGTTTTTGCTTTCACTTCAGTTTCTCCTTTTGGTTGACTATCTCTAACATGTAGCGGTGTGACTTGGTTGTCCCACTCTGCTATTACTTTTTGCATTTGTTCTGCAATCGTTCCCATCTCAATCTCCTTCCAATTTATCTAACATTACCTCAACATCTTTGATGTTGTCCTCATTGACAACGATGGCAACGCCACCGCTCTCCCTGATTTTTTGCATGTTCCTTTCCTGTAGTGCGGTTGGGGTGTTCTTACCCGCCTTACATTCGATAGCAAAAAATTTCTTGTTGTGGCAACCCACAATATCAGGCACACCTGACGCACCATACCCACCCGTTACTGGATAGAAGTAATACGCTTCATACGCCTTGAGTATTGCCACCACCTTGTCCTTAACTTTCTTCTCAGGTGTCATAGCAGTGCTTCTCCATAGTTATTGATTTGTTGTTTAGTATTCTCGGTATGTAGTGTTTCTAAAACGCTTGGGGTCGCTCTTTCGAATGGGTTCCAATCGTTTGAGGTTATTCTCGAGATGAGTTCTTCTCTCTTCGTCGATTGCCTCTTGCGGGACAATGACTTCTTGGGTTGTAAATCTGTGTTCATTTGCACACTCTCTCCTTCTTGTGTACCCAAATGTGGGT